ATAGACCTGCACTGATTAAAGATGCAAAAGATATTCAAGTGCGTGTGAGGTCTTATACGCAATCGCATCGACTCAAAACAAAATCAAATACGCAGCTAACCATCAAACCCATCCGCAAAGCTCCAGCACCTACACCCATTCCGGTGGTGGATGAACCTGACTACGACAACAGCAACAGCAAGATGTTATTAATCATGGCAGTGGGCGCAGTCATAGGATTTTTAATTGCCACAGCTATTTGGAAATAAACATTTAAATCAAATGAAAATGAAAAAGTTAATTATCATGGCTATGGCAGTAGGCCTTGCATCCTGCCAACCTGAACAGATTGAACCAGTGCAACCTGATGAACCAATCAACGACACAATTGTTGAACTTCTTGTCCCGTGCGTGCTGAAACTGTCAAAGGATTTTAATCCGTCCGCATCAATGCAACACGTCACGTTCAACTATTATGATGTCAACGGTGTGGAGCATTCACTTTATAATCCGCCCTTACTTGAAGTTGACAGTGTAGATTTTAGCATGCCTGTTCTCATTACCGGATATGCTGGAAACAATTTTGATCCAGACGTAATGTGCAACTGGTATCTGAAAAAGGATGGCGTTTTGATTGATGCTCAAAGCGTAATTCAATACACGTATCAAAATTAGGATTGTGAGATAATTTGATTATCTTTGCAACGCTCGTTCGTAATGAAAACATTTAAATTTCCCACCATTACCGCATTGCCATAAGCCTATCGGCTACGGACGAGCCTTTGTGTGTAGTGGTGGGTATTTTTTACCATGAGAGAATCGACTGTGTTTTATCGCTCATTCTATGAAGCGATTAAAGAACTGGATGCAGAACTCCAGGCAGTGGTATATTCTGCCATCTTCGAATACGCATTGAACTTTAATGAGGTTGAGTTGAAGGGTGTGGCTAAGACCGTGTTCACACTAATCAAGCCGCAACTTGATGCAAATCAGAAGCGATTTGAAAACGGAAACAAACCAAAGGTGAAGCAAGTCATAAGCAAACAGGAAGCAAAACCGAAGCAAGAAACAAGCAAGGTTGAAGCTAATGTAAATGATAATGTAAATGCTAATGTGAATGATAATGAAAATGTAAATGTCAATGCTAAGGTTTCTAGGTCGCACTTTCGTGCTCCGACGTATGAAGAAGTATTTGAGTTTATGAAAAGTAAAAATGCATTAGCCGGGAACGTTTGGGCTGATTCCAAAGTAATCACTGAAGCAAAGGCATTCTTTAACCATTACGAAAGCAATGGCTGGATGGTAGGTAAAAACAAAATGAAAAATTGGGAAGCCGCTATCCGCAATTGGATGAACAATAATTCTAAATTTGAAAATAACAAACCAAAATCCGTAATTCAAAATGACCGAGAAAAACGCGCTAGCGAACTTGAGCAGTTCCGCCAACAATACAGAAGTCACCTTGCAGAAAATCTTAGCATCGAAGACATCACCGGCACTGAGTGAACTTAAAAAAAACAAAGGTGAGCAAACAGCACTGGGTGTGCTAGTAGCTTTGATGGATGAATGTCAGCAGTACTTTAACCTTCAGCAACCAATGAACGCACAGCAGTTGATGCTAACAGCTGAATTGATAATGGAGGAATACTATTATCTGCGCATTGAAGAACTGCGTGTATGCTTTCGCATGGCTATGAAGGGTGAATTTGGCCCCGTGTACAATCGCATTGATGGGCAGGTATTCTTTGAGTGGATTGTGAAGTATATGCCCAAGCGTCAACTTATCACTGATCGCATGAAGCAGGAACAGCAAACGACCAACAACATCTACGAAATCTTCGCACACCCGCAAATGAATGAAGCGATGAAGGACGTTGTAACAAAATTAGATGCGAAAATGTTACAAGAGCCGGTGAAGGAAATTATACGCGGCAAACCTAGCGAACTTGAAGTGGCATTAATGCGTGAGTACGATGAACTGCCACAGTGGGTTAATGACCAGCGCTTCCGACTTTACAAAAATAAACCTTTTCAGTTTACAGAATATAGATACGAACGCTACCGCGAGCTGATTGAAAACCAAAATGAATACTAATGCAACACACAAGCTATCTTGACAAGATTACATATGAGGTAACTTTTAAGTGTCCTGCATGCAGCTGCAATAGATTTGAAAGACCTGACTACATGAGCATATGCAAAACATTTTTGGAAGGTCATTTTGTTTGCAGTAATTGTCAATTGCAATACGGATACTACGATGATGCGTTCACATTACAGTCAGGACAAATTACACAATCTCAATTAACTTTATTCTGATGAAGCACTACGATCAACAGCGCGAGATTGAACTCCTACGCAAACTATTTGTGTTGACAGCTAAGCGAAGTATGCGCCCTGCAATGAGTGATAATTTAGCAATGCGTCTTATCTTTGATGAGTTACTTTTACTCACAGACAAAGATGAATACAGGCTATGACTATCGGTGAACTTTGGGATGCGCTGGCTCAATATCCGGATGATACAGAAGTGTTCATCGGATTTATCAACGGCCATAGCATCGACGAAGAACCATTCACAATAGCAGAAATCAGCAACATGCGGGGTAACATCACCATAGCTTTCATGCTCGACGACATTAACATAATCAATAATTAAATACAATGAGTAATTATCAAATGCAAGAGGGTCAGTTCACCCTATTCAAGAACAACAACGTGGCCAACAACGGGCCACAGTACACAGGTGAAATCATGGTCAACGGTAAGAAGATGCGCCTCGCTGCGTGGGTAAAGGAAGGCAAGAGTGGCAAGTTCTTTTCGGGCAAGATGTCCGAGCCACTGGAGAGACGCCAACACGATGATGATTCACAAGGCACAGGCGATTTGCCGTTCTAATGATTGAGTATCTACCGAAACAAAATGAAGCACTGCGCGTATTGGGTAATTCACACCCGGCACGTGTGGTGCTTTTCGGTGGAGCTGCAGGTGGTTCAAAATCTTTCATCGGTTGCGCATGGCAAATAAGCCGTAGGTTCAAGTATCCCGGCACGAGAGGGTTGATAGGCCGTAGCAAACTTGACACGCTAAAGAAGACCACGCTAAAGACGTTTTTTGAGGTAGCGCACATGCTAGGGCTAGCACCTAATGAACACTACACGATCAACAATCAAACGCACGTCATCACGTTTGCAAATGGCAGTGAGATAATTCTCAAAGACTTATTTGCGTATCCATCAGACCCTGAATTCCATTCGCTGGGAGGTCTTGAATTAACAGATGCCTATGTAGACGAGGCCGCACAAGTATCAAAGCGGGCAATAGATATCCTGCAGTCGCGCATTCGTTTTAAGCTACGCGAATTTGATTTACCACCGAAGATGCTGCTTACGTGCAATCCGTCCAAAGGATGGCTGTATAATGAGTTCTATGCGCCACACAAGATGGACAACCTGCCCGCACATCTTGCATTCATTCCATCGCTGCCTACGGATAACCCACACCTGCCCGAAAGTTATATCGAAACGCTAGAACGTTTGCCGGAGATTGACAGGCGAAGGCTGCTGCATGGTGATTGGGAATATGATGAGAGCGTTGACAACCTGTATCAATATGATGACCTGGTGCGCTGCTTCCGGGATGAAGAAAGCAAAGGTGAAAAGTATATCAGTGCCGACATCGCACGACTAGGAAAAGATAGAAGTGTGATATGCGTGTGGCAGGGATTGCACTTGATTGAGATTCACGAACTGCGAAAGCAACCCATCACAACCGTTGTATCTAAAATCAAAGAACTGTGCGCGGCGCAAGGCATTAAGTTGAGCAATGTGATATGCGATGAAGACGGTGTAGGCGGTGGTGTAGTTGATAGCCTTAAGTGCCGGGGCTTCCTTAACGGTGGGCGTGCTAAGCAACCAGATAGATACGTCAACCAAAAGGCTGAGTGCTATTTCAAGCTCGCAGAATTGATTGAGCAGAACAAAGTAATCTTCAAAGTGAATCAGTTCCGTGACGTTATCATCCAAGAA